GGTTCTAACTGAGATTTAATTAAATCATTTTGTAAATTAGCTGAAGTAATGTCTTGACTTCTATCCATAAAAGCCATGCCTTCATCATAAAAACCACCTTGCCACATAGCTGATGACATGACTTGTAAACTTGCAGGGTCCGTAGGGTCAAAGTCAGGAACGCTATCAATAACTGCTTGATAATTTGATTGTTGTACTTGTGCAGGAGTCTGTCCTCCAAACATCTGACCACCTTGATAGCCTAGTTCAGAGCCAATATTAGCCATGCCTTGTGTAATAGCTCCCCAACCAGTAAGACCACCAGTCTGAGATAACTGCCTTCTTTGTATAGCCTCGTTATCTACTGCTTGTTGGTATTTATTTCCAAATAATCCTGTTGCCATAATTATGTCCTATATATCTTCTTCATAAAATTTACCATAACTATCATCTACTACGTAGTAATCTTCACCATAGACATTAGTTCTTCCCCTAGGATTTCTAGGGGTTAATACTTTCCCCCATGGATATTTCCCATAGTAGCTCCCGGAGTAAAAGGTGTTGGAGTATATGCTGGTCTACTAAACAAACCAGCAAATGGATTGCTAAAATTACTAAAGTCTTGATTACCAAAGTTACTAACTGCATTAGAAGCCATAAGAGTATTAGCACCTGCTTTGTTAGTAACAGCACCACTAATCATATTAGCTCTGTTCCAAGCATTGGCTCCTCTCATCTTAGCTAGGTTCATTGATTGACCTGTATATTGTCCCGGTATGCTACCTATTTGCATCATTGTAGCAAGGTCTTGCATTTCTCTTTGTCGCATAGCATCTTGTGTTTGTTGAGCTTGTTGATAAGAGTTAGATAATAACCCAAGTCTTTGCTGTCCTTGTGCTTCCTCCAGTGCTTGCATCTGCCCTGCACCACCTGTACTACCTAGTCTACCTTGTTGTAGTAACCTAGACTCTTGAGTCAGTGCTTGTCTTTCTTGCTCAGGCTGTAGTAAACCTAGCTGTTGATTGTACAACTGTTGTTGTAACTCCATTGGGTCTAAGTTTTGTATTTGTGCAGCAGTTTGACCACGCCTGTCCATGTATTGCTGCATAAGATTCTGCATGTCTTGATTAAGAAACTCACCCGTTTCAGGGTCATAACCTCCAAACATACCTGTGTATTGTTGTGGTAGGCTTTGCTGATAAGCCATATTAGCTTGGTCTGTCGCTGCTCCTACCGCTTTCTTTGCCTGTTTATTAGCATATATACCGCCTATAATGCTAGCTGCTGCTTGTAACCATGCCATGTCTTATTCTCCTATGCTGTGCGTTTCCACATATATACAGTTATATATGGTTGTAAGTTATTGTGTGCATTTCCACTACCAGTTGAGCCTGTTGTTGCACCTGTGTTTCCACCCGTTGTTCTAACAATATCGTGAATACTAATAGCATCTGTTGATGTAACTTGCTTGTCATAACTGTGTGTGTGAGCAGGAAGTTCAGCAACTGAAAGTGTATGTGTTGAAGCACCACCAGTTTTTTCTATAGTATTAAAATTACTATCGCCTGTGTCAACACCAACTGGAACTCTTCCTGAACCAAACACTGTCCATGTTGTTCCACCTACTGCTGCTACTACCGCAGCTGAGTTAGCGTATGGTGTAACTGTAGTAAATATTGCACCTACTGGATAAGCAGGAGTAGCTGCTAGAGCTGCTGTAACAAACGCTGTTGTTGCTACCTGATTAGTATTGGTTCCTGCACTTGCTGTTGCAGCAGTAACTACTTGGCTTGTGTTTGCTAAGTCTGCTTTAGAGTTAATAGCAGTCTTAGCTGCAAGAAACTCTGTATTAAAGTCACCACCACTAACTATCTTGTCTGGGTCTGAATCACTTAAAGCATCCTTACCTGACCAAGCTATTTGTAAATTATAATCACTCATCGTATTTTTCCTTGTTTTGCCCAAATAGAAATGTTTTGTAAAGAAGCTTTAAACCCCGATACCGTTTGTATTATCTGTAGTCTAACAACTTTAGCTGCTTTTGACATAGATACTTTGTACTCTGTAGGTTGGAAAGCAGGAGCATACTTGGCATTGCCATACTTACCCTGTCCCCACAAAGCATTGACTCCACCAGTAGTAGGGTCTAATGTAAAGTTAGCTGATGTAGGAGTAACATTGTAATCTCTAAACCAGTTAAGTGTTACGTTCATGTTTTTACCACCTGACCATATAGCTAAAAATCTTTTTAAAAATTTAGTTATACCCGGCTGTTCAAAGTCTAGCCATGTAGTTTTAAAATCTGCTTGATATGTGTTGTCTACATCTTGATAACATTTACTTGTAGTAGATTCCCATGTGTGTCCAGCAGTAGTACATGCACTTGATGTACCATAGGTAGCAGTAACATCCTTTTTTTCTACATCATAAAATCCTGAGTATGTTGCTACTTTTCCAAAGTTAGTAGTAGCTCCTAAACCAATATATAAAAAATCATCTGTTGATAACAAAGCCCCAGGATTTTTCTTACTATCAAAGTTCCAAGTTGTTATACGTGGAGCACCTTCAGGTGTTGTAGCTTTAAAATCAAACACATAAACAATATTTTTACCACCAAAGCTTAATAAATAAGAACCAGTAGATAAATCATACTGAGCTTTTACTTGGTCCATGTCAGCAGTTAATATGTTTGTTCTTATTTCATCTTTAATAGCTAAACTTAAATCTGTCAATGGCATCTTATCTTGTACCATTGTACGAGCTAGTGAACGTACACCTGATGAACTTAAAAATACAATGTCATCACCAATAACTTGTACTGAATCCCTAGCTACACATCCTACACCTTCAATAACTTCATCTAATTGAAATGAAGCAGCAGCTGGGTCCCAAGGGTCATTGTAAATAACAATGTTATTCTTACCAAAGATAACTAGCTTACCCATAAAAGAAGCTAGTGCTGTTATTTCATCACCTGACCATACAGTTTTTAAATCTACTGAACCTGAAGCACCAGTATTAAATGTTTGACCTATTAATGTATCAGAGTAATAAACTACATCTTTGTTTTCACCTATATTTCCTACCCATATCCTACCATAATCTCCTAGAATACAAGAAGGTGTAAAAGTAGTAACGCCAGTAGGTTTGTGATAACTACCTACATCTTCTAAATCTTTCCATGTAGTGCCATCATAATTTATTGGTTGATTACCTGCTTGTACTCCATAAAACTGGTTATTAAAGTTTGTAAACTGCCAGTTGCCATTAGTTTTAGTAGTGGCTGAACCACCAAAAGTCTGTGCATCTAAAGTATAAGGAGTGTTAGCTGTGTTAATTTTATATACATTAGCACCAGCTCCAGCAAATAAAGTCTTAGCTCCTGTTGCACTAATATACTCACCTAATGATTTAACTATTAATGTATTAGCTGTAGGATTGCCATCAGTATCTAAACTGCCAGTATGGACATTATCTGTTACTTGTTTAATTCCTTCTCTAGTAGTAACACGTCCCTTTTCATCTAACATAATATTGTTAGCTGTTGTTAGAAACTGTGGTGGTAAACTAGAAGCCGATGACTGCCTGTTTAATCCATAGATACCTATAGAGTCTAATACAAGGGGTTGTATTGGTTTAGACGCCATTCCAAATTACCTCATCTGAGTGTCTACCTACGTCTTGTTGAATTGCATCTGATAATGCTTGTTGATATTGCATCTGTGCCATGTCTGACAATGTACCTCCATCTTCGCCACGTTCAGCGATAGCTCGTGCCCATACCCCCATTATAACAGGAAACTCTGGACATGTCAAGGTATCTGTTGCATTTGTTAAGTCATCTTGTGGGTCAAGCATGTAGAAGTTTATGTTATAAACACCATCAGGCTTAGGATATAACTGTGCTGTAAGCAATCCACTACTTACTCCATTAATAGAAAAGTAAGAAGGAACACCTGAGCTATCAGTAGGATATTGTGTAGACCTAATCCATGAATCAGGTACACCTTGTAACATTTGTCCTTGTTCTTGTTCTTGTACTGACAATGTTCTAGTACGTTGTGATGTGCTAGGTAAATTATAGCTACGTGTGTCAGCTACAGTAGCTACTGTTTCTACACGTCTTAGTGCTGTCCAATCCCAAGCATCTTCTACTTCTCTTTTAACTTCATTAACAAAGTCACCTATTAATACTTGGTAGTCTGATGGACCAGCAGCATCTATTAGTGCACCTGACCAGTCACTGCCTATACTATCTTCTCGTAGTCTACGTAAGACTGAATTAATAACTTGTCTATATGTCATATTATTTTCCTTTTGCTAATTGTGCACCGAAGTAAAACTCTACTATCATGGTTGCCCATCCAAATATTTCATCCATTTTAAGTACAGCACCTGCTTCTATTTTAATATACTCAATAACATCTGGTGTTAACTGAATACCGAAGAAGCTAGTTCCTTCTATTATAGTAGGTATAACTGTAGGAACATCAAAGAACACAGGAGCTATTTGTGTAAAAATAATTAATGCAAGTATAACTAATATAATAATCCTTCTATTCATAGCAGCC